GAACCCCAAGGTTCAAAATTCACAAGATAATTTGTTATAAGCCAGGCATTTGGATCAATTTCTGCTTGCTTAACCATTCTCATGAGTTTTTCTTCAATTTCAGGACTTGCTACAATTCCTGAATTAGAATCCCCAATCTTGAGAGCCCTAATTGCCCCTGCATTACGCCTAAATGTTGCAAGAGTTGCATTATACACCGCATCTTCAACGTTCAAAATTCTCCAAAGCCTACTAGCTAAACTTGTCCCGCGAAGATCATATGGGTGTTGTTTACGAGGAATGAAAGAACAATTTGTAGAATTCAATCGAATTTTTTGATGAGACATAACTCTGCTAACAAATTCTGAGGGTAATTTGGATCTAATCTCTTGAGCCTCGATTGTATTCTGTGATAAAAATGAAACAATTTTATCATCAGGAATGTAATTGATAATTGGCTGCATATTGATAATTGGGTTATCAACAACTTCCATAGTATCTGGATTATGAAATCCTATATAAGTCCAGATTCCCCTCTCCGCATCAAAAAAACAATTTGGAAAAGCCTCTCCACAAACTAAAAATTCTCTGATTAAATTTTGAAAGGCATCTAGAAATCTTGTTTCCTCGCACATTTCAAGTAAGGTATTTTTAACGGTTTGATCATCCCCATTGCTCAATTGAATGTCAAATTCACTCAACATCATTTGAGAATACATTTCAACTGCTGTTCCAAAAAACGGATCATATTTATAGTACATTCTCCAATAATAATTAGCCTGTGCTATATTTCTTGGATACCACTGTCTATCAGGACTATCAAATTCAGGCAAATAAGGACGCTGTGTATGATAAAAAGCACTATCCCCCGACCAACCTCCTAGATTTGACATAGCCGTGCCAATAGCGCCTGACATATCAGCAATTTTTCTATAAGGAGGATCAGATAGTGTACAGCCCTTGGGCAAACAAGATCCTATCAATTCTCTTCTATTATAATCAGGATCTGTAGAAATAATTCTAGCACTAAACTCAGGCTTTTGTCTAAGTGACTTTTTCAACTTCTTTGTTAAACTGTTTTCTGCCATTATGTTTTAAATACTTTCAAAAAATCCTTTGTTTTTTCTACAGATTCTTTCTTAATTTTTTTCTTCTTTAACAGGTTCTTCTTCCACAGGTTCTGAAATATCAATCATTTGCAAAAGTGCTTCAAAAATACTTTTTTTAATTTTCATGTTCGAAGGAATAAAAAATTCATTTTGAGAAATTTTTGCAAGCTTTACAGCAGATTCTTTAGTAAAGAAAAACTCATTCCATTCATTACTTTTTTTGTTATGCTCTAAAATAGGGCCTTCATATTTTTTATTAAGATTTAAAAGAACGTGTTTAATTGCTTCCTCATTCTTTTTATCATACTTAAACTCATTCTTTGAAAGCATAATGTGCTTTCCCAAAGAATCTTTCTCTAAATAAGGATCTAAAGATTTTATCTTCTCCGCTTCATACTCTTCTATTTCTTTGGATTTCTTATACCTTTTCTCAACCTCTTTTAGATCTTCTACACAAGCTTTCAATAATTTAATATTACTCTGTAAAATAATATTTCCTTTCAAAGATAATTCAAGATCATTTGATAAAGGAGATTCCAAAAAATTTAGTAGCTCTACTGCTTTTCCATTTGTTAACATTTTACACTTCCTTTCTTGATATTCTAGGATTGCACCTTGAATTAATTTCCCAAGTTCACCCTATTAATATACTAAATTAGAAAAATATTATACTTTTTATCCCTATTGATACTCCCAGAGCATCGCTCTGGGATTCTGATTGATTGACGATTGACTCATGCCAACCTCCAGTTTAGGGCATTACCAATAATGCCCGCGTTAAGTTTCTGATTACTTGACGCTAGATCTTTAAACCCTCGATATGCAATGTTAAACGCTACATTTGAGTCCCTGTGATCTTTGTTACAAAATTCAGAAACTTGAACTTAAAGTTCATTTCTTTCAAATTAAAATTGCTAAACCCAAGTTGCTATTCCTGCACGTTTCCAAGTGTTTGTAGCCGTACACACATAAATATAGCTAGCATCCCAACAAACCATGCCAGTTGTTCCTGTATCAGAAGCATTTGTAGGAGTCTTAGCCCCTGAAATAATAATTGTAGAACCATTAAATATTGCATTACCATTTAAATATAAATCCGTACCAGCAGCAACTGTCATTGTCGTTGTTGCGTTTAAAATACCTGCTGTAGCCGAATCAAATTGATAGATATATACATCTGCAGTAAGAAATAAACTATTAGCAGCTACATGCATTAATTGAAATTGATCTGTACCATCATTAATAAAAAACCCGTCTGACGAACCAGTACAACCGGCAAGATCAATTACGTGTGAATAAGCGTTTGTTAAAACAATATTTAAATCCCTAGCGGCGTTAGTGATCGAAGCGACTTCAGTCAACGCGCCGGCGAGAATAGTAGATGTTCCGTCCGTCCATCCACCGTTAAACGTCGCTTTGCCTGCACTATTTATTCTTAGTTTTTCTCCTACAACACCGTCTAAAGCTATTTCAAATGACATATAACCATCTTGGGAACTTGCTGTACTAGTCCAATCAGTTTCAGTTCCAACTACTATTCTAGCAATATCAGCAACTGCAGGAGTAGACGCATCATAATACCATTGATTAAATAAAATAGCAGAACCTGTTCCATCCATATCAACAGCATTCTGAGTATTCGTTAATTCAAGAAAATTTGTGATCGCTTTCACTGTCCCCGAATATTCAAGATCAATTAATGACGAAGGAGAAACTGTACCAAACCCAGAATTCCCGCTTCCAAGAATAGTTAATAGCGGAGACGAAAATGTCTTAAATTGTACAACAGTTTCCAAAAGACCTAAAGCCTGTCTGGTCGTTCCGCTCTTTTTTGATCCTTCAAATGAGACCGCTGGTATAGTATCTGTTGGGTCTGTAACACCAATAAAACCTTGAAAATTCAATGCCGTAGTAGACGCATTACCAGAGGCTGCTGTAATCAGTACTCCTCCTGCAACTCCATTAGCGTCTCGTAATTGAAAATAAGAGTTGGTTGGCAACTCACCAGTCATACCGTGTGCTAAACCATCACAAGTAATTAGTATACCCTCTGCAGTAGCAGCATGTAGATGCAATAAATTGGTCGGAACAACCCCTAAACCAAGTCTTAATCCCTTCATATAACCATTAGAATCGATCCTTAACTTCTCAGATACAATTCCGTCTAACGAGGTTTCAAATACCATATAAGAATCTTGGGTTGAAGACGTACTAGTCCAATCAGTTTCAGTTCCAACTACTATTCTAGCAATATTAGCAACAGCAGGGGTTGATACATCGTAATACCATTGATTAAACAGAATTGCACTTCCTGTTCCGTCCATATCAGCAGCATTATATTTATTTGTTATTTCTAATATATTTGTTATTGCTTTTGCTGTTCCTACTGTTTCAATATCTAATAATGCTGATGGATCAGCCGTATTTATCCCAAGATTCCCAACATTTAAGTATAAAATAGAAGTTGCACCAAGTGTCATATTATTTGAAGCATATATCGAACAATCATATAAATATGAAGATATATCAATAGCATCCGTAGCTTTTTTTATAAATTTGAAAGAATCATTTCCATTTAATATAAAAAACCCATAAGAAGATTCGCCAGCATCAGATATACTAGATAAATCAAAAGTAAGATTAGTATCACCAGATGGGTAAATTGTAGAAGTGTTATCAAAATAAGTATTAATAGATTTTAAATACGCTACTATATTCAATTTGTCTAGCCCATCCGTAGCTACATCTATATGATCGTCACCCCCATCTACATATAAGCCAACAGAAGTAGCAACTCCATTTATATACGTATCACCATTAGTATCAATTATTATTCCGTTATTTGACATTTAATTTCCTACTATTAAATTTCATCAAGACCACTTATTGAAGTAACATCTGTTGCTGGTTTCTTTTTTACTCCGGTTTCTGCAATCTTTTAATCAAGAACTTCTAAAGTATCTGCTTCTAAACACTCGCAATCTTTTCTAGTGCAATAAGTTTTTGACCTCGGATTGTCATCTACAATTGTTGTCAATTCAGTCTTCTCACCTGTCTTTTCATCTATAGAATAAATAATTCGACATTTTTTATTCAATCCTTCAACGGGAATTTTTGCAATTAGGTTGTCTGACATTTTCATTTCCCTTTCTTTAGTCTATTGATTCACTGACCAATTTTCAGGATATATAAGTTCCAATTCAGAGATCTTATCGTATATATCCTGCTCATTATTACTGTCATATCCAGCCGCCGTGTCCTTGTCACAATACGTAGTTGATTTCGGATTTTCGTCGTGTACAATTGTTATGATCTGCAAGGTATCATCTCGATACATCAGTCCCCAGAGCTTCTTTAGTTTTTTTTGTCCGACGGTCATTATTCGTTTACCGTGAGCACGCAACCCGTTGCCAAAATAACCGCTTTTGCGGCATCACTTGCAGCGGTCCGCGCCGCATTGGTCCCGGCGATATTGAGTGCTATCGGCGTGCCGATCCCATCGGCGAAATCAATTAAGAAATCGTCTACCATTGTTGATGTTAATCCTGTCGACCTGATATCGAGATCGGCGCCAGCGAATGCCTGTAATGCGCCGGTTGTGTAGGTCATATCATATGCGGCGCCTCCTGGATTTGGTTTCAGCGCCAAGAGCGTCAATAATGGCGACCCGGATAAAAACAATCTAATATCTCCGGTTAGTGCGCCGCAATAATAGATCAGTCCAGTCGCCAACTGAGACAATGATGTTAAACCCGAAATGGTTCCAATCAGCAAATTGTTAAAAGCTACGTCAAGATATGTCAATGATTTAAGCGCATTTAACGTCTGAATTAACCCAGACAGGTTTGCTTGATAAACGACCAATCGTGTCAGGCTTGTTAATTTACTTATCTCGGTAGTGGTTATTGCTACATTTGCTTGATTGTTGAGGTTGAATGTGGTTATGCTTTCCAAATCCCCATAAATCTTTACAGTATAAGACCCGGCTCCAGCGTAATTATGAAGAACTGTTTGCTCAGATCCATCACAAACCCATGTTGTTGAAGTTAAATCCCCCCAATCAACAAGTACATAGGCTCCTGCAGTAGCAGTCATTTTCAGGGTAAGGTCATCTGTCGCCGAAAATGTAACATAATTAATGTTATAATCATAATCAAAAAAACATCTTTTTGAAGACCCTAAACGGTTTTTTATCCTAACAGTTCCTGAATCATTATATAGACAAAATTTACCGTCAGTATCTGCAGTGTCAACGTTTGCACTACTAGTTTTTATATAAACATCCCCTAAACCGTTCCATCGTATCTCCGCATATTCTGAATTTTCACTTAATGTAAAAGTTCCCCAACCAGAGCTTGAAGTTGGTAAAGTAAATGAAGCATCGTCTGCTAGCTCTATTGGGGCTTGATGATAAGTTGTTTTTCCGCCTGAATAGACAGTTCTTTTGTAATTTGCCCCATCATGCTCAATTTTATAGCCAGAAGATTGAAGAATTAATGTTGTTGAAGCATTAACAACACCTGACAAAAGCTCTGCTGTTAAAGCAATTTGATCAGCAGCTGCATGATCGAACCTTATATAGTCAGTGCCGTTTTCAACATGAACACCATCTGCTGTCCCTGTTGCAGCAGTTAAATCAAATACAGAACTGTATGCCCCTGTCGAATTCCAATTAATATCACCTGCATTAATAGTGATCGTAGCAACACCAGCAGAAGCCTTGTAAGCCACGTCTAAAGTAACTGCCCCAACACCTGTCTTAAGCTCGTTTAAAGCCCCAATAATACTAGTAGCAGTAAACCCTACTAAAGAAGTGTGTCCCAACTCATTAAGAGTAACTGTTGTACCTCTACCACCAAGCGTCAAATCAGAAGTAGCACCCGCAGCAGTCAAACTAAATGTTGTTGAAGCATTAACAACACCTGACAAAAGCTCTGCTGTTAAAGCAATTTGATCAGCAGCTGCATGATCGAACCTTATATAGTCAGTGCCGTTTTCAACATGAACACCATCTGCTGTCCCTGTTGCAGCAGTTAAATCAAATACAGAACTGTATGCCCCTGTCGAATTCCAATTAATATCACCTGCATTAATAGTGATCGTAGCAACACCAGCAGAAGCCTTGTAAGCCACGTCTAAAGTAACTGCCCCAACACCTGTCTTAAGCTCGTTTAAAGCCCCAATAATACTAGTAGCGGTAAACCCTACTAAAGAAGTGTGCCCCAACTCATTAAGAGTAACTGTTCCAGATCTAGCTCCAAAAATAAGATCAGCATTGGCACCTGCATAAATACTTGTTAAAACATTATTAGGAGTTGCGTGCCCAATATTAATAATTCTGGAAGCAACTGAATTAACAGCATTAGCCCCGATATTAATAAGATCAACAAAAGGGTTATTACCAATAGAAATATAGGGAGTATAAACTCCACCAACATAAATGCCTGCATCGGCTTCTATCTGAACAAAACCCTCACCAGTACCTGCACCAGATTGACAAGCCTCTATATAAATCCTTACATCTTCATTAGCAATAGTATGCCCAATAATATTAAAAAGCCTCTCACCTAATGGGGCAGCGTTATTAGCCAAATATAAAAGATTAATACCAGTATTAACTCCATCATCTTTAGCAGCTAAACTTCTATTAGAACCTGCCAACTCTATTGAATATGACCCAGAAACAAATGTAGCATTATTTGTTATTAAAAGAGCATCTAGATCATTAGTTGTATCATTTTGAATAATAGATAAACCAACATTATTACTAGTATTTGGAACTGTTATAACTACAGATCCATCAGAGGCAGTAATAAATCTTCCTACTCCAGGACCACCAAAATCATAAGCACTATCTAAAGTTCCCCCACCAGGAACAAAACCCGGACCACCAATTAAATAATCTGTTCCAGTTTCATCTGTATAATAAAGATTATAATTCCCTGGTCCTAAAATAGTATCAACCCAAACAGTTATATTACCAGGACTTGCCAAAGAACCTTCAAATTCTACCCCACCAACACTTGATATTAAACCACCATCAACACCTAGCTTAGACTCTAAAGCAATAACTCCAGCAGCTAACGTATTTGGATGGTTATCAATAACCTCATCAACACCATCCAAAAGCGCTGGTAAAAAAGTATCCAAACCTGTTGGATAAGCAATTGGGGGCCACACGGTTGTCATTAGATAGTATTCTCCAAAAAAATTAAAAAACTACTTAAAAAAGAGTTTAACATAGAGATTGATGGAAAATTTTAATCCAGAAAAATAATACTTTTATGATCCTATAAAAAAAGAAAACCAACGATTTTAACCGTTGGATGAATTTTTTATTGACAGAAAAAATTAAACAGAGTAAAATATTTAAGATAAATGAAACAAGATTTTAAACAGATTAGGAAAACAAAACGTCTTGAAACAAAGAAAAGACGAGAGTCTCAAGTTTGTAAGGCTTATGAACTGAAATTTGATAAGTCACACCTGTCTAAAGAAAAACTTAATTATTTAAACAGGTTATTTCTTGAATCTAAATGGTTTTATAACAACGTTGTTGCAAGCGAAGATATTTTTAAGTTCAACGATAAAATAAAAGATGTTGTTGTACTGAACAAAGACAGAGAATTTGAAACAAGAGAAAAGCAGATTCCTGTGAAGCAGGAAGCCCACGATTAAAATCGTGGGTAGCTCACTCGATATAAATTACACCAGATCTAGTAACTGTTGCTGGATTTGTAACCCAAGCAGGTTGCACTTCTTTAATCTCAACATAATCTCCTGCCACAACCGAAATATTCAAAGAAGTATTTGACCATATCCGATCATTTGTACTAGCTGCAAGAGTTTGTATTAATGTATCCGTTATATTATTTTTTCTAACATTCATCGACCAGTTCTCTGCTGAACCGGCTGTTCCAGCATATGAATAAATATATACAGCCTTTATTGTTCCTGTTTTAGGAATATAAACGCGCCATCGATTAGCCGTTGTAGAGCAATCCAAATTAGCAGCATTACTTAGACCAATATCGTTTTTTGAAATACTTATATTTGAATTCAAAGCGTAGCCATTAACTGTTCTTATATTTGGAACTAAGTTTTCATGACCAGATGAATCTCCTGTATTCGTTCCGCTTGTATTTCCTAAAACAGTAAGGTAAGAATCAGTTACAAATCTTTTATTTGTACTATCCGAAATATTAGTAGTCGTAGAACAATCTAAATTTGGAACATTGCTCAAACTAATATCTGACTTTGTAACTGTTACGTCTGAACTCAAAACGTGCCCATTAACTGTTCTACTTGTTGGAACTAAAGAAGAATGCCCTGCAGAATCTCCTGTATTTGTACCACTTGTATTTCCAAGAACAGTTAATTGAGCATCAGTCACAAACCTTTTATCTGTACTGTCTGAAATACTAGAAGTTGTTGAACAATCGATATTTGAAACATTACCCAAACTAATATCACTTTTTGTAACATTATGTGGATTACCTGTTGTTTGAGAATGATCATAAGCAATCTTTCCACGATCACCTCTATAAGCTGTAATACTAGTTTCTCCTAAAGATAAACCAGAACCTCCACCTCCAATAAAATCTGGACCTCCAATTAAATAGTCAATTCCTAAATTATCTGTATAAAATAAATTGTAACCACCTGTTCCGCTATTATTTACCCAAACAGAAATATTAACAAGAGAATGATCTGATCCAATAAATTCAATACCCCCTACTTTAGAAATAAGACCGCCATCAATTCCTAATTTAGTCTCCAAAGCAACTATAGTCTGTGCTAAAAGATAAGAAGGAGTAGCCAAAGAAGAATCAACTATATCTTCACCTTCTTTATGGTATTTAACTATTCCATCAATCTCACTAGGATACTTTGTATTAATCTTAAAACCATTCATGACCTTTTCCTTTGTGGTGAGAGGTTTACTCTGTTATTCTTATTTTTACTCCACCACGAGCTTCTGCATAAATATTATCAGCATAAACATATTTAGAACTAGAAGTTGTTTCTCCACATAAACCAAAAGAACCTGGAAAAGAATAAGTACTATCAGAAACGTTAACAGAATCTACTAAAACACCTCCAGATCTAATATACAAAGTTAATTGAGCATCTATTACTTCGAACTCCAATTCAATTATACTATTTAAAACATAAGTAATTAACTTTTGTACAAGAACTGATCTATTTTGTGTACTACCTAAATAATCAAATAACTCTATTTGCAAATAAGCATCACCAGAACCATTCACATATAACGATCCTAAATATCCCCATATTTTATAATCACTTGCTGAATACCAATTAAATCTACTAAACAACCCCACTCTACTAGAAACTTGTGGAATTCTAAAATCACCGAAAATAGAAACATCTCTAATATAAGGATATGCCGACCATCTTTCCCAACCTAATTCAGAACACCTCGCCTCCTGAGAATAAATATTCCATCCATTTCCTGTTTGACTTATTACATACCAATTATCCCCAAGATTTGTACTATCTACTCTGTCAAACTTCTCCATATACCTAAAAGTACCTCTTTCTGTTGATTGCCCAGAAGTAGGATCGCGATCACCCAATAATAAAGCTCCATTAATATTTTCAGCAATACAATACTGTTTTATCCAGTCTTTTGTAAAAATAGAAATTTCAGGTTCTGCCCACCAACCCCCAGCAAAAATAGTAAGATCAATTGTATTTCCCCAAACAGAAGAATCAACAGCACCTTTAATAATTCCACACCCAATACTCCCAAAATTATTTACAGCTATTCCTCTTCCATATTTTATATGTTGCCAAATTGTTATAACAACAGAAGAGTCAAACCTGGAAATAGCCGTATCCTTAAACAATCCCCCCCAATAAACTGAAATATTTTTTATTTCGTAAGCCCCAGGAGCTCCTTCACCATGATAAACTTTTAGTTGTAAATAGGGTTCTGCTTGATTAACAACTGAACCTTTAAAAAATTCCCTTTGACCAACCTCATCAACAATTGCCCACAACTCTATTCTAGGTTCTAATGCAGGATTTCCCAAAACTAATAATTTAGTGCTACTAGTCAGTGCTGTAAAACAGCAATAAGGAAGCCAAATAAACTCAATTTTCAAAAATCTAGGATCACCTGCATAACTCCAATATGCATTTTCTACTGCTCTAATAAACCCATAAGGACTCCAACTAGAAACCCATAAAGTATCTGTTTGAACCATAGGAGAATCTAAATATAAGCCTTGTCCGTGTCTATAACCCCTTAAATACAACCTCCATTCATCTTGATTATATTCAGGTTGACCAACATCAAGATTTAAAGATCCTTGCTCACGAATCCAAAAAGTTTTTGGTGGATGCATATAATAGGTTCTAGATCTACGAGTAGTAATAGTTCCTGTACCAGAAGAACCCGGAGCATTATTTAATCTGCAATAAGCAGCATCTGCACTATTATCAGCCTTAACACTCCAAGAAGTACTGGCATACCTATAAGTTAAAGCATCTAAATGTAAATTATATCTCAAATAACCAAAAGTATAATCCTGCGGTCTTGCAATTAAATTATCTGAAGGAACGTGCATATACAAACCAACATAAGGTCCTGGGTCTAAAGATTCATCCTCATAATGATGTTTACCCCCTAACAAATATATTTCTGCCACACCATCTTCTGGATTAACAATTCTTATCCCTCTCCAATGTGACCATTTTTCCTTCCAAATAGACTCTCCACTATAATCTTCAGGATCTGCATCATCATCAAAACCTTGAACAACTTCCTTTTCTTCTATTGCCCAATTAGCTCCATCATAAGTCAATGTCCAAATTTTTTCATATAAAACATTTAATAAATCAGATTCTCCACCATAAATCCATATTGTATCAATTCCATCATAAACAATAGAAGCTTTAGATAAATCATCAGATAAAGTACTACCAACAACACTCAACAAAATTTCCGATTGAGAAGGAACTACAGGATCTATCAAAACTATTCTTATATTATTTGTAGAAATGGTTTTCCCACCAGTACACACAATAAGACCGTCCAAAGTTCCACCACTACAAAAAACAGCAGAAGCTCCTGAATTAGCAGTAGTTAAAAGATTTGTTCCTAATTCTGTTATTGTTCCAGCGGAACTATCAACTTCTAAAACAGTTCTTGATTTTACAAATAAAGAATCTTCTCCTCCAATAACATATAATTTCTGGGGTCCATCATAAGCAGTTGCTGCATCTATTTTTTCAGTTGTATGAGAAACAATACTAGATCTTGTCCAAACACCTGCCAAAAGTTCCCATTTAATTAACTCTAGATTATCTCCTAAAGAATTTCCCAACAAACACATATACATAATATCATCATCTGCTCCACAAAATCTGCATTGGTGAAGGTTTGATGAAACTGTATCAGTAAACATTCCAACCATATTTCCACTAGTTGTCCAATAAGAAATTTGAAAACCAGCAGTGTCAGAAGTTGAAACAATAAAACACCTATAATTAGCAGGATCAACGTCCATTGTCACTTGAATATCATGATTATCTAAAGGTCCTACATTTGATCCTGCTGGAACATATACTTCCAATTCAGGGAGATAATATAAAGGTCTCCCTCTAACATTCATATGTTTTTCAGCATTATAAGATTCTAATAAACTAGATCTTCTTGGAGTCCAATAACCCGGTCTATACTCTTGAGGGTCCAACGGATCAGTTGTTTTTTGCCATTGCTCAAACTCTGAATTATTTACTTGATTATTTCCTACTTCATGTTCAATTAAAACCATAGATTTTTTTTCATAAAAACCGCCTTGCATAACTAAGGCAGAAGTAATAATATAATCAAAATTTAATGTACAAGCACTTTTGTAAGTTTCAGGATCACTATCAACAACAGGTTGAAATACTTTATTAGATTCACACACAATAGAAATTGTAGGAACTCCACCATAACTAGTAGCTGAAAGAGTAGACAACCATGAGTGCCAATGAGGTTTCCATCTAGATCTAAAATAGTTTACAAAAAGATCTGGAACTTCCCCATCCTGAACTCTTCCCGCTTGAATAGATCTAAAAGACTGATATATTATCCAATCAGCCCACAAAGTATCATAATCATCTACCGTAAGATCTCTAAAGCACCTATCTCGACTTTGATACCTCGCTCCATCACCTATTGTAGCATGTATGTCCAAATTAAATGCCAAAGAAATTGGATTCCCACTATTACCAGTAACTCTCCAATCATACATTGCCTGAGCTTCTGGGCAATCAAGAGGAATAGTACCCTTAGACTCATTATCGCTAGGAACAAATTCTGTCCAAAACCATGGCCAAACACGATTTAAATTAATTAATTGATCAATTCCACTAGGGTTGGGTCCATATTTAGAAACACCCCGAGTATAATTGTAATGACCATCAGGATTACAACAAGGTAAAAAGGACAAAGTGTACAAAGATCTTAATGGAGCAAAATCAGGATGTGTACATATAATTTCCATACCTTTTATCGTCCCAGCAAGACCATCAACTTCATTCCCATGTATTACTGAGTCTATCTGAAAAATTGGTCTATTAACTGCCCCTAATAAAAAATGCTCTAAAGTTCTCCCTTCATAAGAAGTTCCAATAGAAGATCTAACTATTCCTGGAACACTAGATTCAAAATTATCTAACAAATCACATAAATAATCTGTAGTATCAATTCTATGATAACAAACATGATCATGATTATAAGCAGTATGCCCTTGAGAATTAGAAAATCTATGATAAATTGTTGGTCTTTCTTTCACAACAAAAGCAAAATCTTCAACAACTCTTGGAACATCATCCTCGAATGATCTTCCTGTAATAGGGCACCAAGCTCTAGAAGCTCTTGAAAAAATCATGTCTTGAAAATTTAACTTTGGCAATAGAGCACCAGTTCCTTAATCTATTTTTCCTCTAGCTAGATCATACATTTTTTTACTAAGAGTTCTAGCTACAGATCTGTGTATCCTTTGCCTTCCCATTGCCATACGAGGAATCCAGCATTCAGCTAATGTTCCTGAAAAAGCAGAAATTCCTAAAAATAATTGATTAGGAGTAAGATTATCAGGCCACCAGTCAGCAGGACTAGATACAGAATCCACCTTTATACCATTACAATATAAAGTAACATATCTAGTACCATTACTTATTTCCCAAGTAGCAACAATACCAAATCCTGAAAAGTCATCCCAATCATCTGTAAGATCCAAAAAAGCAATAGTAGAAGAAACTGTAGTTCCCATAGAAACTGTTAAATGATCATAGGTATCTGACATATTAACTCTTAATCTATAACCCTCAACACACTCTAAATTTAAAAGCCCTAAAAACCTATAACTAGATGCACCTGCTAAGTCCAAATGACCATTACTAACAGATCTATCCGGTAAAACAATACTCATAGCAAGCCAACCTTCAGGATGCATTATCAATTCACTATTTGTAGAAGAAACATACCAACCTCCTCTACTATTAGCTGGCATAAGAGGCGGTCTAGTTACATTCTCCATTGTACTCCATGTTGAAAACCACATTGGAGCACAATAAAACCAACGACCTGTATTCATCTTAAAAGAAAGACTTACATACCTAGTCCCGCTCCCTGCTTCAGCGCTTAACATAACTGCATACCAACCACGAACTCCAGGTAAAGGTCTAATCCAAGTACTTGCCGAAACAATTCTAGTTCCAGAACTAGAATTAATTCCAATATAAACATTTCCTATAGGATCATTTACATCCTCACTTTTAACAAGTACTTGAAAAACTCTTCTATAAGAAGCACTTAATGCGATACTCCTCTCTATTATAACATCCTCTAATCTGCCATCTGTAGCGCACACAGGCTCATCACAATGCGTTAATCCAAAAATAATATCAGGATATATTCCTGTATTAGTATATAAAGCCCCAGCAGGAGTTGGCGCCACAACAGCGAATCCACAATAACTAGAAGTCCATGAACTCCAACTATTTAAAATATATCCATCATAAAAATTTCCAGAAGGACCTAATACTTCTTCAGGAGAAGCAGTTACTGTAGTTCCACACCATCTTTCTTGTCCTGGATCCCAATTTGTAATAATCTCAGTTGGTGGCCTACTATCATCATCAATTAGAGTAATTTTTAAATTTCCATCTCCTTCTATTCCTGTACCTAAAGATCTTCCTGCCCTAAAAGAATCCCAATAAAATTGAGGTTTAAGATCTAAAATTGGCCTTATTCCAGGACCATTTGGTGAATTTATCATTATTACCCTATTAAGATAAAAAGTAACCAACCAAACCAATGTTCAGAACTTTTGCCCTAACATAAAAGACTAAATCAGGATCTGTTACAATTCCATCATGTCTAATTTCAATAAATATAACATTAGGAGTAACTCCATCTTTATTAATAAAAGGGACCATTGTATATTCAGTAGCAACTAATACCCTACAATCAATAGCCCAAGAATTAGCATCAACAAGAGCTTCAGAAATATTTATATAGCCTGTTAATCTAGCACTACACCTTCCCATTTCATATCTAGTATCATCTTGATAAACAACTACAGACTCATCAACCTCTATTACATTATTGCTATCCACTTCAAGATATGCTTGGGCTGGGGGTAAAATTGCGGTCAAATAAGTTTGTCTAACCAAACCATTACTTTGCCAAACCATTTCCCTTCCCAATCCACCAGAAGTTTCATAAATTCTTACACGAAATGGTATTTCATAATTATTATGAGCAACAGTTGCATGTCTGCCCCAAATATACAATTGCTGAATAAATCCATAATTTCCTAAAGTTGGTATTTCTAAAATTTCAGTTGCACCATGCGAAAGAGTAGAACTAATTAAATCAACAGGATTAGTAGCAACATTATCTGCTAATTCCCAATTACCAGGAGTACCAGAAGAAATACATCTATACTTTATATAAGTAAGATCAAGTATCTCATCTCCAACAAAATAATCCCCTGCAATAGGTGGACCTTCAGCAGCAAGAGGAGTTAACCCAGTAGCATCAAATCTTTTCTTTACAGCAACTGTCTCATCAGTTGTTGTAGTCATCGCCCCAATAACACTCAACCCACTAGCAGTCCTAGATACTTGAACATCTGCTGTCAAATCTTCTTGAATAACTAACTTACCAGCAGAAAATTCCAAACCACTATCAGAAGCTAAAGCAACTCTAGGTCGTCCAAAACCATCATCTTCAATTCCATCACCATAAGGAGAAGGAAGCGGGGGTACAACCCCAACTGGTTGCAATGAAATTGCAGAAATAATAATATCAGCAGTTGTTCCTCCAGGAACTCCACTAGATAAAATAGTACAATACAGAATTCCTGTAGTTTCTAATTCAAACCCATAAGCATCAGAAAAATCATATGTTGAAGTATCTGATAAATCAATATAATGAATAAATACTAATTCAGACCTTGCAACATCTTGGTAACCTTCAATAGTAACCAATCCTGTACCAGCAGTAGGAGAAAACTCTAGAAAATAACCAACTCCTTCAGTCACATTTGGTAAAACTTCTTCTATTGTAAAATTAGTCCCATCTGTTAAAGAAATACCAGTACCAAACATAAGAATACTACTACCACCAGGAGGAACAACACCTGGTCCACCAATTAAATAATCAACACCGCCATCATCGGTATAATATAAATTATAGTTTCCTGGTCCTCCAGAATTATCAACCCATACAGAAACATCTCCAGGACTTGATACTAAAGCTTGAAATTCTACACCACCAACGCTTGAAACAATTCCACCATCAACTCCTAATTTATTTTCCAATGCAATAATTGCTTGAGCTAATGTATTAGGATGATTATCAATAACTTCATCAACATTATCTAATAATGCTGGTGCAAAACCATCAACGGATGTTGGATAAGTAACAGGACCCCAAATAGTTGTCATTATAAAAATCTCCAAAAAGAAATTACATTTCCATTCAGAGTATAACACAAATATTTCTTAAAAAATTAAAAAGAAAAGAAACTAAGAAACACGTCCATAAGGATAAATGCCTTTTAAATTAGTATGAATAAATTTACCCTTACTTTCTGTATAAAGCATTTGTTCCCAAACTTCTGGAGGGACTGATTCATAATAATATAAAGCACCATTATTAAACTTTACATATAGAATCATGTCATTAACATCATAACCAATTTCAGCAACATTACTGGATTCTACAGGATAAAAAGTTACTTCTTCTAATGCCATTTATTCACAATCAGAAATAAACTCGTTAATTTCTTTAATTAAAAAGTTTAAATCCTCTCCTTTTATCTCTTCTATTTCATCCAAACTATAAGATGGTTCATTATACCCTATTTCAGGAGCACGACTTTGCTTATACCATCTTGTCAAAAATCCTTCTATTTTATTTCCATCAACAAGGTTAATGTTTAAATTTCCGCCGTCAAATCCAACAGCCTCAACACCAAAATGCTTTTTTAAATCATTTATCCAATAAAGATCATTCATAACAAATTCACCATTTGGTGCATACTCGCTCATAAAAGAATCAAAAGACTCATCATTACCAATTTTAGATCTTAAATAATCAATACCAATATTTATATCTAGAGCCCCATATTTAGGATCTTCATCATCTTCTACCCAACCTTTTTTATTTGCTTTCAGAAATGCCCCTACAATTCCTCCAAGATTTGAAACAATCTCAGAAAACATTTTAGGATCTTCGTTCTTTATTTGGCTAAGTCTTGTCAAAGCATCTACTATTTCTAATTTTTGTTCATGCTTATCGTATTGACCTTGAAAATACTCATCCAACTTCCCTTGCAAACCACCTATAAAATCTTTGTTGGAATCCAAATAATATTTCAAATTGCTTAGATCATCTTCTTCATTCATCAAATAAGATTTTATTGTTGCAATTCCCTCAGCAATTTCCTTTATAGATTTATTTGGAGACTTTTCAGAATATTTAAATTGCTCAAGATTTTGCAAAGACTCTTCAAAAATCCTTAACAAATCACTTGCTGATCCGCTCATCTCACCAAAATCACCACCAAGCGAAGCTAAAACATCTTGCAATTTTGAAATCCGTTGTTTTTCAACATTGGCATTCTGAAGTTCACCTGAAAATAATCTTATAGCCTCATCCAAAGAAAGAGCTTTAATTGGGATCTTTTTGTCAAATAATCCCGGAAGGTTTTGCTTGTATAAACTTACTTTACCTTCAGAGCTAACAGAAACCCCGTAGTTCTCAAGAACGTTTCGTATATGGTCTACTTCATCTATATCAAAGTTCTTCGATTCCGGAGGCTGCTGAGGTGGTTCTGGCACATTTTCTTTAACTGGCTCTGATTCAGTAGGAACTTCTTGTTCTGGAGTTTCACCATAATTGTAATTGTGATAAGATTTCCCTTTTTCAATTAATTCGGGATCAACAAATTGTTGCGAAATCTTCAAAAATCTTTCTAGAATCTCATCTCGATCTTTTTTTATTTCTTGAGAAACAAATCCTAGAACATCTTTTACATGCTCTTCGCCAATCTTTGTCCCACGACGAGTTTGAATTCCTAGATCAACAAGAGCCATAGTAAAAGAGTGCCGATCAGTTTCGCCTAATGCTTGAATAAGTTGCCTATAAAAAGCATCAGAAAGAATTCCATCAGTGTCAATTGCCAGTTTCGCTCTTTCTACAGCATCATTTAAAGTTATTGGCAAATTTTTTTCTCCTAAAATAAAAAACTCCTAATAATCATATTACAAAATCTCTAGGAAAAATTAAATCTTAAGAATACTTGACAACTCACTCATATTATGCAACTTACCAAAATCTGCTACAATATTTTTATGTCCACTTCCCAATATTCCTTTTTCTACAGGAAAAGTCAATAATTCTTTTTTTGTACACCAACCTACAAAAACTATTTCTGCTTGTTTCCACAAAGTATCATCAAAAGCACAGTAGCTAAAAACATAAATATCTTTGCCTATAGGAATCTCAAAACCTTTTTCATTTGCTCTTAAAACTAATCCTGGACCTTTTTTCCTTTTTGGTCCTGTTGTTTTAACATCGATTGAAACTCCATTAACAAGAAAATCATATTTATCACCTTTTTCTCTATATGAAATATCTAAGGGAATTCCAAAAAGTTTAGCAAAAGCCATTTCTCCCAATTTCCCCATTCTTGCTGGTTTGAATAAATCGTTGTCTTGTTTGCATAAGCCTTGACCATATTCTCCTTCTTTAGAATTTGACCAAAAATTATTTCCTTTTGAACTTTCAACACATATTGTATATTCCTCATTTATGACCTTTACTTTATAAAGTCCTTTTTTAATTACAGGAATTACTTTTTTTGGTAAATATGAGTCCATTATGAGCCCATTACTTTTTACATAATTCCAAAAATTTTTCATATTCCAATTGCTTATATTCAACAAGATATTCAGAATAATATCTAACACATTTAGGAAAATAATATATTCCCAATTTTTCACACTCTTCTTCTGTAAGATTGAGATATTCTATTTCTTCGCCGTTCAAATCCATTTCTTAATCTCTACACTTTTTAGAACAATCTACTTTTCCACTCAAAGGACTTACATAGGCAGGAGAAAAACAATTCGGGCATTTATGAGGAAATCTTAATAAATCTTCACAATCAAAGTTCCAATCAATATTTAAAACAAGATCACTACCAAAATAAACAGGAGTACAACCAATTGTGTGCGTATCAATAACATAATAAGAATTTACATTATTCAAATTATTTAAAGCTTGCACAATTTCAAATATATTAGCAAATTTAGGATCTACACCAATTTTTAATAGTTCTTCTTTAATTCCCTCAAAACTACAATCATTAATTTCCATTTAAATCTCCACAATAAATTCTTCAACAAAACCACATTGTTCATTCCTATACCCAAATTGATTGCTTATTACCCTTGTTCTTCCTACTTTAACTTCTTTGCTATTATGTGTATGCCCATAAATCCACAAATCCGGTCTTTTACAACTTATGAACTCGCTCAATTCAGTATAAAAAGCTCCTACTAAAACTCCTTTTTTCTCTTTCTCTGTTGCGCATTTAAAACTTGGACAAGTATGAGTTACAATAACTGTCTTCAATTTATTCCGTTTTGCATTGATAATTTCTTCCTCAATATATTCTTTGCATTTCAAATGCTCTTTCACAATACTTCTTGTTGTTATGAGTTTAGTTCTACAATATTGATCTGTTGTCCTCACTGCTCTATATTCTGGCATTCCTGCTTGGACAGCTTGTTCACCTCTATAGTCATCAAAATTGGTCCACAACGTAGTTCCAATAAAGCAAACATCGTCAATTATTTTTGAATCCTTTTCCAGAACAAAAATATCTGGAATTGTTTTCAAAAAAGTTTTGACATCACCAAAAGCACTTGCCAAATACTTACCAAAATACTCATGATTTCCTAATACATAAATAATTGGCGAACTTGTTTCCAAACGAACTTTCGTAAAATATAAAAAAATTTTTGAAAGACCTTCTCCAACATCTCCTGCATACACGAGAACATCTGCTGATTTATTTATTAAAGGAAAAGTTGAATTACTTTCTAAATGAACATCAGAAATAATTTGCAATTTCAATTTATAAGCCTTTGGCTGAAACAAACTATATTATTATATCACAATCCTTTTTGAAAAACAATTACAAACCATCTTTACTACTAAATACTCTAGGAGAAGAGATTCCCCCAATTGCCAAACGCTTTCTAATTTCCCTTTTTCTACCTGTATTCGATAGTTTGTCCACAACAGCATCTTTGATTAAAGTATTAACTCCTACAATACACCTTGCAATATCATCTGAATTTCTTCCTCTAACACTCCCCTTTTTAGGTGCTACAACTTTCTTAAGATCTGCTGATCTTTCTAGTTTAAGTAATTCTAATATTCCCACACCTTCCCCGCTCATCTCTTCCTCAACTTTACCAATTCGCAAAGATCCATTTTCTGACAAACTCAGCATATCACTTTGTGCAGGAGGAAGTAAAGAAATAAGATCATTATAAACTTGAGAAACAAATTCCATAAAATTTTCGTTTTTTAATGTTAGTTTAACTGCTGGGATTCCTAAATCCCTTATTGCTTGCATACTTGCTACACTTTGCCAATGGTCAAATCCAACACCAACAATTCTAATTTTTTTACTCATTAACTCAACAATTTTTATGATACTTTGAAACCAAATATCTCGATCTTTTGTAGGAACAATTCGCATACAAAAATCAATTACCGTAACCATTCTTCCTAAATTTGCAGGGTTTTCAAAAAACCTATTATGATACATAGGCTCAGTTCCCTTCACAAATTTATATTGAGGGTTTTTTCCTTGTGTTAATTGAGTTATATGCTGAAACCCCTCTGGAATATCTATATTGTTTCCATCATAATTTTTTTCATCTTGGAAAGCAGATGTAGAAAGAATTGCTGGATGCGCACAAACAACAGAGAAACTATCAAACGTTTCTCCAGCATCACAAAATAAATAATGAGAATCTTTAAAATTGTATTTGAGATCTTCTAAGGACACTCCCACATATTTTTTTTCAGTTTTATCTGTCAAATAGGTAGTTTTAAATGTTGCAATAGGCTCTCTAGAAAAATCAATTGATTTCCAAAACCTAAGAGTTTCCGAAATCAAAGGTGTTTGAGCAGCAGGAGGATCAGCACCATAATCTCGTTGGGCTCCAACAGGATCTTTTGCAAATTCAGAAGCAAAATCTTCTTCAGTCAATTCTGGATTAAAATTCCAGGTTGCTCCTTTCCAAAAAAATGTTCTTGGAAGTAAACTTGGAACAGAAGAAGCTTGACTATAAATTCTCATCGCAAGATCGTCAATAGACATAGGAGAAGTAACATTTAACATTAGTCCTAAATAGGGAAATAAAGTATACTTTCTAGTTGCCCCCCTGATAGTCTTAAGGCTTTGATTAAGCACTCGATACATTTCTTGGGCAGACATTTTAGACTCACTGTCTGCTAATCTGGAAAGCTCATCTATAGTAGCCAAAACACGAGTCTTACCGGCAACGCCAGAAGAACTTGAAGAAATGCTATTGAAACGAACCATCATATAACCATCATAAACACAGTTTTCTAAAGGCTTATATTCCCAGCGATCCTTAACTCCTACTTGCTGTTTTTCAAGTTCTTTTTCCCAAGCAATGTGTCTGTTAATCCATGGAGAAATATTTCTTTGTTCCCTGTATTTTGCATAAACAGTTTCTCTAGCCTGAGCTGAGGTTGCTGCACCAAATGTCAACTCTAGCCATTCTGCTTTAGGCATGTGAAGTTTTCTTTGTAAACTTCCTCTACCATCCATAGAAAATACTCTCAAAACATGCTCTATATAACCACCAATACAAGCTGC